TCCATCTCTTCTGGCTGAGCCTGATTTTGTTCTAATGCTTCAAGTCGTTTTACTAACTCTTGATTTTCATTACGAGCTTTATCAGCCTCACTTTGCCAATATTGATAACGCTTGACATCATTATCAATGGGTGATTCTTCTGCCGGTGCCTCTTGAGAGGTTGCTTCAACTGGTGAAGGCTCTGCTTGGGCTTCTTCAGACGGAGCTGGGTCCATCTTGTTTGCACGGAAAAAGTCATCTAGCAACGTACTTTTATCCTGAGTCTGGTCAAAAGCCTCTTCAGGTGTCATTGGTTGTACGTCTTGGGTAACATCTGGCTGTGCTACTTCGGTGTCCATTTCTGGAGCGAGTGCGTCTTCCATTAGTTCTCCTTATTCTTGATTATGTAGGCTCTATTAGGGCATAGAGGTGCTACTTTTTATTTTGAGCTACGCTTTTGCGTACTTCGCTCTTTACCTGCCCTAAGGCGTCATCAAGGCGTTTTTCAAATAACTTACCAGCCATTTTACTTTGACCAGAAGTCTTATCGAGTCCTGCTTTGAATTTTTCTAACTCAGCTCTTTGCTTAGCGTGATATACTTCTCTTTCACGGGTTTGCATATCGCCTTGTAATTTTTTAATTGTTTCTTGAGATTGTTGTAATTGCTTAGTCAAGTTTTCAACAGTTCCTGTTCTCTCCAATACACCCTCCATGTCAAATACTTCTGTTTTCTTTAGAACTTCTTGCTTGTCTATAATACCATTCTTATAAGCATCCATATACAATTCAAGCTGTGCATATCTATTAGTTGGCAATGTAGAACCAGTAACAACAACTACATCAAAGTTACCCCTTGATATATCGTTCATAACGCTTACTTCACCAGTTTTATCATCATATAACTTTTTATTTATAGCAACTTCACTTAAGCTATTGTTAGGCTGTATTATCCTAATAATCTTTTCTGCTTTATAAAGTTGTTGCATTAGAGGAATAGCAACCTTAGCCATCCTTACTAAACCAGACTCAATGTCTTGTAGTTTAGATTTAATTTTTCTTTGACCAAATTCATCAAGTGATACTGTAGCTTTATATGTAGATGGTGCCGCTTCAGCATTACCCTGCATAAGTTCATATAATCCTAGTGCATGGTCTATATCTGTTTTTGCTACTTGCTCATTTTGATATAATGTATTAGGTAGAGGTGTGGGCTGTACCGGTTGTGGTGCACCAGAATCCATATCAACTTCAATAGCCACACCCGGTTGTGCCCAACGCTGTTCAAAATCTTGCATATCAACAGAACCACTTGGTATTAAAATTTTTGTATTTGTACTAGTTGTTGCGTGTGCAATAATAAGAGACCGTGTCTTATTGATATATTCTTGCATATCTTTTACCATCCTAACATCAGAAACCGGGTAGGGTGTTCTTGTGTGAATGTTCATAAACAACACGATAGGATAGTGCTCCGTAGGTAAGATACGGGAGTATAAGTATTTGTCTCCCATTATGACGCACATCTTTACCCTTTGTACTGGAACTGACACGGTCTCAATTAAACCTTCTTCTATTAAGTCAGCATGAGTTAGTTCTTCTACAACTGGCATTTGAGGTGGGTCCATATCTTCCATCTGTGCTTGTTCAGTTGCTTGAGCTATTTGCTGTTCTATTTGAGCTAACATACTCTGTGCTTTTTCAGCATCAGTTATAGGTTGCCCATTAATTTTCATAGCTGGTCTTTGTATATACTCTTCAAATTCTTCTTCAGTGAATACTTCTTCAACTCCATCTATATTATTCTTTATATGGTATCTCTTAACCCATACCTTGTAGTAACGCTCGTAACCTCTTATATATTCGGAGTTCTCTCCAAAGTTCATATCGGTTTTTGTAGCTGTATCCTCTGGGAATACAATACCTTTATCATCTACTCTTCTAGTAGTAGGTCTATCTGTGTGTAAATCTGATGACGCATTTTTAATAGCTGTTTCATACTGAGGATACATTTTCATAGCTTGTTCTTTAGTAAACATTCTGCTAATAATTATATTCTCTGCATCATCACCTAGCCTATGTCTAGCGTTAGGGTCTATATATACATCTAATGGGTCTACATCGTGAAAACAAACTTCACCACGACCAAAATCTTTGAGAGGGTCAATATACACCATCATAGCACCGAGTCCCATTGTATAATAGTCGTCTATTGCATTGCGGAGTGCCTGAGTTCCGTCTGAAATGTACCACATATATTCAAGTAAACTATTGAAGACCTGAGCAACTTTATTGTCACTATCTTCTCTAGGTGATACTCTAAACTGTGGTTTGCCTGAAGTGAGGAGAGCCTTAGCGGCTTCTACTGCTGGGTGGATACGATTGACTACGAGTGGGGCTTGTCCCCTCTCAAGTAAAATCCTTTGTTGTTCTGCTGTCCACTGCCTACCAAGCCTAAATTCAGCATCTTCTTGGGCTTGCTCAGCCCATAATTCTCGTTTTGTGCTATAACTTTTCCAGAGTGTTTGGGTAGTATCAACAATATCCTCTGGGATAGAGTCTTCCCTTTCTTCGTACGCCATTGGGGCGAGTTTACCAACTACATAGTCAACCAGTCAAGTATTTTGTTTTGTTTTTTAACTCCATCTGCTTGATACTCTTTTCTTCTCGTTGGCTTAGCACCATCTAGTGCATAGTATACAGCATCTAGTATATCATCATGCTTACCTCTGGGGTAAGATAAAAACTCTTGTTGTGCGTGTATATCAGTAGGTCTAAAATAAAACTCACCTCTTGCGAGCGGGGCAACCAAGGACAACAATCTCTCGGATTTCTTTTGTCTTGGTTTTATGCCTTTCTCGAGTCCGGGTATATACAACCCCTCGTCCAGCATCTGCTTTCTTACGTTACTCCTCAGTGCCTCTTGGTAGCCCACCGTCTCAATTTTCATTCTTCTTGGTCTGTACTTTTTATAAGCTTTAATAATTGTCTCAGGCTGTATTGCAGGGTCAATTTTATCCCGAATAATGTCAATGATATACTTATTATTATCGCCATCAATACCGACAACAGCAATAACAAAGAAATCAGAACGGGCGGCAAGACTACTAGCTGGGTCAATACCACAATAAACACTAACAGGTCTACGCTCCAATTTGCCATCAATCTCCCTAATGAGGAGATTTTGTCCGTTTTCTCTTTTAAAGTCGTAATGATGTAACTTGATATACTCTGGTTTAAATGGTGCATTGTCTGGCGATTGAGCTTCATTCATATACTCCTGATAGAAACCATTTAAGTTTCCAACTGATTCGAACTCTTGTTTTATTTGCTGTATTCTCTCTTCAGGGAATCTTTCTTCCCATATACTTTTGCCATCATCATTGTATATAGAAAACCATAAAGTATTCCATGCTGGAGAATCTTTAGCCCAATATAAGAAACAATCTTCAGATATAACAGTACCAATCATTACTACTCTACCATCATCAGATAGTGATGGTATCACAGCTTCTGTTATCCACTTTCTATTTTTAGCACGACCTTCTGGTGTAGAGGCGTTTAATTCTGATTCGTAGTCATCTACGATAATGAGATTAGGACGAGTATCACCTTCAATAAACCCCCGAACACGCTGACCAGTACCAACAGCCACAATACGAGAGCCATTAGCAAGGACGATATCGTTATTGGTCCATCGTTTTGCAGTTGTGGGTCCAAAATCCCCAAACATTTGCTTAAAATTATTAGAATTTTCAAGATGATATTTTATCCTTGATAAGAAGTTAATACTTTGTGTTTGTGATTCCGAGATAATAACTATGAAAAGGTCCTTGTCCGATGGCTTAAAGGCTATCTTGTGAAGGGGTAGAATCAAGGAGGTCACTGTGCTTTTAGCAGTACCACGAGGAGCCGCTATAAGCACCCGCCTTAAAGTCTCATCAGACAAGGATTTGTATATCTCGTGATGGAACGGCGGTACTTCCTTATTTAAAGCAGTGGGGAACATTGTTTTACCAAATAAACCAATGTTAGACTTCAGCTTTTTTAAAGCATTCGTCTGAGCCCACTTCTCTTCAAATGTGTCTACCTGTACGGCTGTCCCGATATCCACGATACTAAACTTTCTCTTTCACCTTTTACTACAGGTGTTACTCTATGTAAATACCAAGAAGGAAAGAATACTGCGTCTCCTTCTTCTAAATCTATAGTTACTGCATCTCTTCCACACATAAATTGCAAATCTCCACCTTCTTCTGGTTTCTTTAGCAACACGGTCCCAGAAACCTTCCTGTGGTTGATTCCGGGACCACCGATGTCAGTATGCCAATCATAATGACCACCCGTATCAGGGTAATAAGTATGTTGTAGGGTATCTTTCCAGCCACCCAGTTCAAAATGCCAATTATCGTCATTTGCTATCTTTGACCATTTCCATAATCTGTTATATATCCATTTGTACTTTGTATCATCGCAATCTGGTAGCCATTTTAAAATACTATCTCTATAACCTTCTGTTTCTCCTACTGTTGTTGCAGTTGTTATGCCAATAGGTTCTATTAAATTATTTAAATCATCTATATCATCTCTATGAAATAATTTTCTTACTATATACCATAGTTCAAAACTAGTCTTCTTCTCTGGTATCGCTACTTTCAACTGGGACCTCCTGCTTCCTTGTTGCAATTAACTTATTTTCTTCTTGATTAATATTATCTATTAATGCTCTGGTCTGGACAGCTTCTATCTTATCAGTAACCGTTACTGTTTCTTTATCTTTCATTCCGTGTATTTCCATACCATCGTTAACGAAACCCCTTATTGCGTTAACATCTTTTTTTTCTTTAGCCATTTCTACACCAGTCTTCATAAGTTCTATGAAATACTCTGCATCCATCATATTATCTGACAATAGCTTCTGTGCCTCGTCTCTTTTCATACTTTTAAACGCCTCCGTTCTCATATGTCTTTTTAATTTACGCCTTTTACTAACAGAAACGCTACCATAAACCTTGTCTATAGCCACATCTCTGTTTTCTGTAACTGCCGCCCAAAAAGCTAAGTCTTGATAATCGTTACTATTGCAACGTACCTCTAGCCAATTCTTACCTGACATTGTAGTATTTGTGACTCTACCCCCACAATTCAGTTTTTTGTTGGGATATTTGGCATCCCACATAATATATCCAAAAGGAAATCTGAAATAGTAGCTATTCCTGCCGTCAGAAGCCTCATATTCTTTCTTTTTTATTAATCGTGCTACATAATCATCATCTGTTAAGGCATATTCGCCCTGTTCTGCCTTTTGCCAATGACGAAACGGTACTTTTGCTTGTATGGCTTCGTCTTTTGTGTAGATAATGTAGTCTGTAGCTCCAATATCCCTATGATTTATAGTAACAGAAAACAATATGACTCCAAGATACGGAAGTATACTTATTTTTATAATAAGTTGTCTTAGGTATGACTACTACTTCAGTTTGTATTTCCTTAGTATGTCCCATGTGACCTTTCCTTTTAGTAAACATTCATGTAAAAACTCTAATAACATAGCTCCACCCTTATACCTTGGTGGTGGATAGATTCTATCTTCGTTCTTATAGAGCTCTATAATTAATTGTGCTACCTCAGCAAAGGTTACAGGTCTTCCCCACGCCTCAATAATCCAATCATCATCGCCCTTAGTTCCTTTTTTGTAGGTAATCCAAGAACACGGGCTAACTGGAACAGACGGAACCTTAGGTTTAGCAGTAACCACTCTGTCCACAGGTGGATTATGTTCAGTACTCTGAGAAAGATTCTGCTTATTGAACTTTTTGTACTCATTATACGCCTCCGTTACATCATGATAACGCTTTCCACGGTTCTCTTCAGCACGGAATCCCGTCATTTCTGACAGCTCCTTCCATAATTTGCTGTAATCTAGCTTATCATCACTAGTTAAGTAGTCTTTTATTGTTACCGACATTCGGAAAGTTACCCCTTAATAAATAAATCAGAACAAAATATTGAAAAAAATATAAAACCCTTTATACACAAAGTGCAAGAGTTAGTATTTTCTTTAACCCAAAGCGTTTAATTATCTATTTATTAAGAGTTACAGTTTCTAAGCTATCTATGTCTTCTTTGCGTCTGTAGCCTGAGTTAACAATCCTAACAAATTC